ACGCATTGTCATATGCACTAGGAGATAATGCGTCCTGCTCCGAGTGCGGATCATCAATGATCAACAAGTCGGCACCACGACCAGTCATTGCAGCGCCCACCCCGGCTGCAAAATATTCCCCGCCAGCGCTAGTCTCCCAACGACCTGCCGCTTGGCTATCCGCTTTTAGATCAGTATTTGGAAATATCTCATGATACACGGGATCAGCAATCAAGTCACGGACCTTACGACCAAACCGAACAGCAAGTTCTGTATTCATCGTAGCCTGAATGATTTTTAACTTTGGATTACGGCCCAAGAACCACGAAGGCATAAGGTAAGAAGCAAACTCAGATTTAGAATGTCGAGGCGGCATGTTTACAATCAAGCGTTTTAGTTTGCCTTGAGCAATTCTTTCAAGCTTTTCTGCAATGATTTTATGATGACGACCTTCGATAAAGCCGTCATACACATGATGGACGTATGCCATAAATTTGTCTTGCGCGATATCGCGCGTTTCCAGCTTCTTCCTTTGCTCTTCAAGCAGCAGAATTTCCTGTAAAACTTCTTTGGGGAGTGCGTCTAGGTTCATACCGGAACGATAATACATTCAAATGAATTTATCAATCAGTGTAATAAACACCCGTCTAGTAACACCACACCACCAAATATAGGGGGTCCCCCCTTGCCGATACTCAATCTGATCCAGTAACGGACGGAGTAACCCCGAAGGTTAGGTACGAAGAGCGTGTTGCTCCCACCCTCCCACCCAGCGAGCGGAATTCAGGCCGCAATGTCAATGTCAAACATTTGACAGTCGCGTCAGTAATTTGACACATCATGTGTCAAATAGATGACAAAATAATTCTTGTGATCAGGCCTAGTAGAGGGTACTGTTGATTATGGGATTTATCCCATCCATTAACTAGGAGAGTAGATATGACTGTAAAACCAAACATGGACTGTGAGAATTGTTGGCTGATCGTTAACGAGTTCGAGGGCGACTATGCCTGTGACGAGTGCGCTGCTGACGCAGAAGCAGAAGATAATGAAAAGTAATCAATCGGGGCGGCTGCGGTCGCCCCATCCATTAGCTAGGAGAGTAGATATGACTAAAAATTATTACAACATCGAGAGCAAGCTAGACATCCTGTCGGCTGCCGTCCGTATCAATGCGCTGGCGAGCAAGTCGGATAGCATAATGACAAGAGACGCCAACATCATTGTTGCAAAGGTCGTGCTTGCCTATGTCAACGGCGAAGTGTTCCAAGAGGCGCAAGCCACTGAAGAACCCGAGCCAGAGACACAGCAACCCAAGAAGCTTGGCGTGTCACTCATAACGCTCTCGCGGGCAGAGACATTGCTCCGTTCCGGTTGGAAATCTCAGCGACAGATCGCCAATCACCTGAGCATCACAACCGACACAGTCAAGGTCAAGGTGCTACCGCATCTTCGCCGCCGCTGCAACATCGAGCGTGAAAGATTCGGGGCGACAGGTAAGTATAAATACCGCATCGCATCACTAACAGCATACAAATAGCCCAGCACAAATGGGAATGACCGCGTCACAGTGCTGGGTTCTCCCTAGAGTGGCGCGGTCTCTTTTATTGGAGACAAGTTATGACATATGAACAGTTTGAAGCCGCATGCTCTCAAGAGCTACACAAGGTTGGTTTTCCACTTACCATTCACGATCTAGCCGATGCAACATGGCGCGACTATTACGACTGCGGCATGTCCCCGCGTGATGCAGTCGAGTGCGCTAATGATGACGCATGGGATGGTGAGTTAAGTGACATACTACACGGCTAATGATAAGGGCGGCTTTGGTCGCCCTTATTTATTTATTAAATCCTTTTCAATTCTCCCAGATCGCAGGTCGCAAGGTCGGCACGAAGAGCGTGTTGCTCCCACCCTCCCACCCAGCGGGCGAAATGCAAGGCGCAGTGTCAATGTCAAACAGTTGACGCCATGGTTCATGGATCATGTGCTACGATACACGAAACAAAAACCACAGAACAAAACCCTTTTGACAGCCAAGGGGCGCAAGGCTGGGCGCGCAATCCCGATCAAATGAATATAGATCACTCGCCGCCGGTGCATGAAGCAAGAAACAAAAGAAACCCAAACCCACAGAAACCGGCGCAAATGGGATAAATAAAGATATATCCCATTTCCAAGCATTTCTTTTTTATTGCATTGGCTGGGATTTTATGGGATTGTTATTCATTAGTTTATTTTCCAATGTTTAGAGGGCATTACCATGAAACCACAGAACTCAATCATATATAAAGGCGCATCCGAAATAGACGGCTCGCCCATTGTCGTTATTGCTATTGTGAAAAGCAGCAATCGCAAGACTGGCGACATGGTGCAAACATACATATTGAACGACAACGGCCTAGATCCTATGGAAAACAGTAAGCTTGGCAATGACTATTCAATATGCGGAAATTGTAAACACAGAGGCGAAGCATTAACGCCCGCGCATCCAGATTTTGGCAAGTATAAAATGGCAAAGGGGCGGACATGTTACGTTGCGCTGTTCCAAGGCGTTTTGATCACTTGGAAACATTACCAAAAAGGCGGATATGCCACAGCTAAAGGGCATGGTGCCATTGCCGCGCTCGGCGCGGGTCGCATGGTGAGAATAGGAACCTATGGCGATGGCGCAGCGGTTCCAAGTTATATTTGGGATAGCCTGTTGAGCGAGGCCGACGGCCACACAGGCTACAGTCATCAGTCGGATTTAGTCGAAGTCGATCCAATGCTATACATGATCAGCGCGGACACCGAAACACAGGCGCGGCAAGCTTGGCAAGAGGGCAAGCGGACATTTCGCGTCATTCAAAAAACCGATGAACTTGTGAAAGGGTCGGAAGCGTTATGCCCCGCAAGCAAGGAAGCAGGGCGGCGGGCAACGTGCGAAACGTGCAAGCTTTGTGCCGGCGCATCAGTAAAAGCAAAATCAATCGCAATCGTTCAACACTGAAACAACGCCAAGCGGCTAAACCGCTTGGTTTTTTTCGTTCGCAGCTAAGATATAGGCTCGCAAGTTCGCAGGGATATCAGACATGGCGCAGCAGCAAATCGGGGCAGGCCAATTCTCGCGCAGTTCGCAAAGCGCAAGGACATCTGCCGAAGAATATAAGAGCGCAAGCTTGCTGCCTGTCTCACGCATCAGGAAGAAGGACACGCCGCCGCATCTGTTGTGCGACAAATGCCAAGCGATCTGCGACTGTGCAATGCGGGCGCGGCTCTTGGTTATTACCTTTAGTTCAACCCAACACGCAAGGCCGTCTAGCACCAGATATACATCTGGCATGCCTGAGCCTGTGCGGTTTTCAATCCTGTTCCAGTGGGATTTTTTCGGCAGGGTCTGCTTGAATGATTGCCAAAGGTTCTGTTCCGGTTTGGGCATGCTCGATAGCCTCGCCTTCTATGAATGCGGCAGGGTGGGTTTTCCTGATCTCTGCAAGCCTAGCTGCGATTTCCTCACGACTAAGCTTGTCAATCTGGTGAATGTGGTTTTGCTCGCGCCTGTCAATAGTGAGGCCGCCGAGCGCAGACCTTATCTTTTCAGCATTGATGGCAGCGGAAAACTGCCCAGATTGTTCAGCGTTCATCGAAAGGTCGGACAGTCTTTTAAGCTGGCCTATCAAGGTCACGCCGTATTTTCGTTCTTTTTCATCCCTGAGTTCTTTGACCAGATCGACAACGTGCGGGAAGTCTCGCCCATTCAAAAAGAGGCTCGCAGTCTTAGCGGCTTGGCCTTCAGCATAACCAGCCTTGCGGGCGCACTCAGCATTAGAATAGATGCCTTCGACAATATATTTAGCGAATTCTCGCTGGCGGTTCGTAAGTTGTTGACCAGAAGGTCGTCCAACCTTGTTTGTTTTTTCCTGTTCCATAGTGGTCATTATAGTTTCTGTCATATTTTATTAAAGTATAAACGTAAAAATATCGGGAAAAAGTCGAACTCCGGATGTACTAAGTGTAACCAACGTAACGACACTGTAACGAACACCCTTAATGATTACAGTGTTTTAACCCTACT